CTGGCTATCTGCATTCCCATCATTGCGGTCTTGATGGCCATTAGCGCCTGAACAAAAGCATAGATTTTAGGAGCTAAGAGAGCCATAGTAACTATCCCGGCTATCACTGCCTTGACCGGTCCCGGCAATCCATTGAAGGCCTTGATCATTTCCCAGATAGCCTTGCCTACTATTCTCATGTATGGATATAGATCTTTTAGCGTCTTCCAGATGCTCTTCAGGGCATTGACAAAGTCTCCGCCCTTGCCTTTGCCTAGCTCCATTTCTCGAATGAATTTAGAAACTAGAATAGTTCCCTTATTGATAAAGGGCAGGAGCTGCTTGCCGATCACCTTCAAAAAATTGCCCCAGTTCATTTTCAGGCGGTCCATGCTGTTGGTGGTCTCGCCGGCGGTTCCCTTGAACTGGCTTTCTACCTCTTTCAGAATAATGGCCTGAGCCTTGTGCATCTTGTTTTGTTTAATTAGGCTCTCTATGCTCTTCTTCTGTCCATCGGTGAATGTAATACCGACGCGGGTTAGGGCTGACATACCGGCAATCGGATCATTCAAGGCCTTACCCAATAGGATGGTGTTGGCTTTCATGCTTTCTGCAGTCGGCACCGCGTTAGTCATACCGGCGGTCATATCTACCATGGCCTTAGTAGTCCTGGTAAATGTCTTCTCATTCTCGCCGGCGCCGTCCTTGATATTTTTGAAGGTCATCAGGAGATTAGCGCCGCTCTGAATTGCTTCATTATCTACGGCGTTCTTTTGGCTGATCTTCTCGCTTAGTCCTACGATCTGTTTGGCGCTCAGGTTAGCGGCCTTACCCGTTGATTTTAGGCGCTCGGCGGTGACCTTATTGACCTTCTCATTCTCTCGAGCTTCTACTACAGCCTGCTTCAGAGATACAACCAGGCCGCCGGCTATAGCGGCGCCGGCTGCAAGCGCTCCATATTTTAGCCCGGTCTTTAGCGATTTCCCCAGCTTGCTGCTGCGGGTGCTCATGCCATCTAGCTCACGATCAGTGCGCTTGGCTTCATCTCCTAGGCCATCAGCTGCACGCTCGGCGCCGCCGAAGTCGCGCTCGAGCTTGTCAAGGTCCCTTCTGGCCTTGTCTAATCCCTTGCTGTCATAGTCAAAAGAGATTGATGTTTTTATGCCGCCTCCGCTGCTTATCATTCTCCTGTAATATTACGGGCGGTCAGCTCTGACCGCCGCTATTGTGCTTCTATTTTGGGCTAATCCCTTTAGCCTTTTGCATGGCTGCCTTCATTGCTGCCTGCTTTCCAGCCTCTATCTTGGTGCCGTCTCTATCTGTAGCTTGTAGCTCCTCGGGCATGAATACACGCTGTGCTGGTGGATCTCCGCCGGCCACTGCTATGGCCTGGCGGGTAGCTGCTTCTTCTCTGGCTAGGCTTCTTATATGCAGGCTGATGGCCTGAGTCAGTGGCAGTTCTATCATTAGCTCATCTGCTGTAATCCCCTGCACCCCGTGATCTGCGTTGAGGGTTTCAGTGATAAAGCGGCCATAGGCTGCTTGTGTATCAAGGCCACCTAGAAGCATTTCATCTAGGCCGGGGCGTTCCTCTACTTCCCGGCGCCCTGAACTATCGTTAAGAATTTTCCCCGCTCACCGCCGGCCACTGCCTTGGCGGTCTTGATGATGTCAAGGATTGAGGCGACTGCTAGCGCTAGGATTTCCTTTACTGGCTGATCTTCAATATCTTCCTGTGCTTCGCTGATCAGCTTTTTGAGCTGCCCGGTCTTTACTGCCTTGCCTACTAGGTCGTTGGGCAGCGTCTGCATTACTGCTAGGGTCATTAGGTCTTCATTGCATTCGGTGAATAGGCTTGGGATAGTCTTGAGGAGCAAGGGCAATACAGCTTCTAGACTCTCCAGTTCCTGTTTCTGAACGGCGTTATAGACTTTGCCGCTTTCAAAATACTCGGTATCAAAGCCTTGCTCATTCAGCACATGCCGATCGGCATCGCTTAGCTCGTTGTTATATGCATTCAGATCAATCTCAATCTTCTCTTCAGTCTGGCCGCTGGTGATCAGCCCTACAATCTCCGGGCTGTCTTCCTCTATCTTTTTGAGAATGTGAGAAGCTGGCTTGGAATAGGCTACGAACTGTGTCCAGCCTAATTCGCTAAAATTGTCCCAGTCAAATTCTACATCAGATGTCTGATCACTTAGAAGGTCATTGAGGCTTTTCAGCTTCTTCTCTTTTTCGGTTGCGGTTGCGGTTTCTTCTTCCGGTTGTGTTGGTTCTTTAACTGTCTCGGCCATACTTTTAGTATGGCCGAGGTGCTGCTGCTGTGTTCTTTTTTGTCTAGCGTCTAGGCGGCCTGCGCTACTGTGTAGCCGTTGCGACTGCGCTGCTTCATTGCCATGTCGCGCATGTTGTCCTTGTGGCTGCCGGCCTGGAGGTGATCAGGATTGCAGCAGATTGGATTATCACACTTGTGCATGACCACCTGATCTTTCCTAAGATCTCCATTCTTGAGCTGGTAACTCAGACGATGAGTCAAAAATACGGTTCCGCCGATCTTGGCGGCGCCGTATCCTGCGCTTGTTTTTGCTCCTTGCCACTCGTGGCACCCGGTAAGCTCGTTTATCTCCGTGCGGTTTAGTAGTCCCCGCTCTTCGAATTTTATAGATATAGTGTTTGATAGCGTAATTGCTTTTTTCATAGTGTTATGAATATGCATCAAGCAAAAGCGCGCACGGCAATGTTTCGCATAAAGTTTCAGGGCATAAAAAGCCCCAGCTTTGTCAGCCGGGGCTTTTTATTACTTGTCGGGGGTCGCTCTTAGAAAGCTGCGGCGACTGCAATCACTACGTCCACCGAGATGGCTTCTGTAGCTCCGTCGGCTGCCCTTACCGGCACCGCCTTGAACGGTAGAACAGTCTCTCCGCTCTCGTTGAACGCAATGTCTTCATCAAAGAAGACGCGGGCGGTTGCGGCGGTGATCGTGATAGATCGCTGATCGTCGCCGGTGCCATATGCATAGGCCACTTCCATATTGGTTTCCAAGATGTCAGCCACTGGCTCAGAGTCAGCCGATGGGCTGGCGCTTCCGTACACTGCCTTGTTATATTTCCCGATGCCATCAGCATCAAGAACCAGGCCGCCGGAGATCTCGATCTTAGACTCGGTGAAATTCACCTCAATCGTGTGAGCGGTTAGGCCGGTGGCGAACCTTGAGCTTACTCCGGTGCTGATCATCATCTCGAAGCTAGTAGCTCCGGCGATAACATCACCATCGAGTTCAAAGGAGCCGGTGCCATCCACCCATGTGTGTGGATCGCTCTGCTCGGTCAGCGTGATGGTCGGGCTGGTCGCATAGGTCTTGCTTGAGCTGCCGATCATTTTGATATCCCAGACATTGGGTTCATCAGACTCAGCAGAAGCCGAATAGGTTGCCTCTGTCATAATGCAATCTTCAAACTTGCGATAGCTCTTCAGGCCAGTGGAGCTGCCTACCTCGTCCCAGATGGTTGCGAACTTGAAGGTGTTGGCTGAGCTGTCAGAAGTATGCGTATAGACGGCCGGATCAACCTCATCAACAACAGCCGAATTAGCCAGAAGATTGGCGGTAATTGCTGCCGATACTTCCGGGGTAGCAACTACGCGGTACTCTAGCTCGGTCGTCAGGCGCCTGGTCCAGGCATAATCACGGCCATAGCGCTTGCCGTCAGGAGTGTTTAGCTCTCCAACTTCTTTAACGCTCTTGGCACTGCCGTCGATCCTGATCAATTCCAGGCGGGCATCAGTGGCCGGCGATCCTTCAGCGGTCTGGGTAGCGAATAGTACGCGGCCTTGGCCTGTTCTAATTGACTCAACCATTATGCGCTAACCTCCGCCTTCGGGGCCTTCGGTGCTGGTTTAGGCTGAACCGCTTGCACGGCATTAGCCTCCGATAGTGATTTGTCGGCATTTGATCCAGCGGTAACACTGATCTGGTCCTCTTGACTTAGAGAAACAGAAACAGATGCAGAGCTGAGGCCTTCCGACAATTTGTAAGAATTTAGAGAACTCATTACTGCCTAGAATACGGGCGCCGGGGTTTTCTTGCCTGCTTTTATGATGAAGACAGAGTATCTAAAAAGCGTAGTCGGCTCGATGTACTCGGCATCTGATTGAGAAGGTGTAGCTATAACCTCCCGATGGATAAAGTTCGTTGGCCCTGGCTGGCGGGTCTAGCAATTCAATCCAGCCAATTTGCAGGCCGCCGATATCTGTGTAGCCGGTGCGGTTTATGTTCCCGATGCCTAGGGCTTCCAGAATATCGTTGGCAATCTCTAGGCCGCTTGGCGCTGCTAGCTCCTGGCTCTCTCTGATGTTGAACCTGATCAGCGGCACATCCATATGTTGAGAATAAAAGCCTGATGGAAAGCCGCCGTTAGTCCAGATGCCTACGGTGCTGAATACATCGGCATCAGTATCTTCTTGCACCTTTGCCGGCTCTGGCAGCCCTTCTAGCGGCTCCAGATAGCATACATGAAGATCAGAGCCTGGAGCTCCTTCTAGGGCACTCCTGTCGTCTAGGATGCCTTGGTCTATTAGGTATTTAGCTATGGCCGAAGCTGCTGACTCCATTAGAGGCTATAACCCCCGCGTATAGCTCTCAAGATATATTCTTTGACCTCTGCGTCTCGCTTGCCCTTGGTCACATCAATGGCATTTTCTAGGTACTTAGCTTCACCTACATCGTGGTGATAGTCCTTCTCTTCGTGCTGGCGCCGGGCATAGGCTGCCGTGAATTCTACCCATATTTCATAACGGCCGTTAGCTCCCTTGGATACTTCGCCGTCTGCGCTCATTCTCAGATCTCCCTTATCGAAGGGCGCTCTATCTACTGCTTCTTCTATCACTGTATTTTTAGCCTTTAGCAGTCCCTTGACTAGGCCTAGCTCAGCCGCCCGGTCTAGCTTCTTTAGGTCTAGATCGTTCTTGAAGTCCATTTTGGGATTGATTGCCATGGGTTTAGTATCAGGCTAATAGCCGGGGTCTGCACAATTTTAGCCGTAGATAGTGATGATATGGCCACAATTAGGATGGAATGGAGGTGCATCAGTAAGCATTGGGTGATCGGGGCTGGTGCCTGATATAGAAAAGATCTTGTACTCGAACGGGCCACATATCTCACAAGTTGAGGCATGTCCAGAAATCTTCACTAGATCAGCTCCTTCGGCTAGTGCCTGATCAATTGTGCCCTGAGTGAATGCCTCTCTGGTCGTCGTTCTGCCTAGCAGTTCGCTATAGCTTTCAAGCTCATAGCGGCGGCCATTGATCTCAACAAATTGAAAGGCACCATCTTGGCTGACTAGGCCGTCTTTGATTAGCTGCTCTCTAAATAATGTAGTGGCATCATCTAGCCCTGGTGATGGGCCTAGCTGTTCTATAACCTCTAGATGGCTGCTTCTAATTGCTCCATCTACTCGCCGGCCGATCGTCCTGGCTAGGTCATCTACTGAATTGCTCATGTTATCTATTACAGCGTCTCTAATAGCTAGATCTCGCTTTGACATGATATAGCGGTCTAGTCCTTCCTTGGTAACATCAGCGCCGTAGCGATCTATATAACGCTGCTGGGCTACTTTATTCACAATGCCCTTGGCTCGGTCTCCTGTCATCTGCTGCATGGCATACTTGCGGCCATATTGGATTGAGGTATCTACTGATTTCTTTAGGCTGGCATCGGTCATTCTCCTCCATGCTTCTATCTTGATGTCTTTTTCTGTCAAGAATTTGGAGATGGTTGAGTAATTATTAGATAGCGCTGCCTTAGTAATTCCGGCGCCTAGATATGAACTCAGCTCTAGAGATGGCGAAGCCACCTTATTGCTAAGCTTTGCTAGGGTGTCATTGATAACCTTGTTCCGGGCTATCGTGGCTGCTGATGTCGCGGCGGCCATTAGACTTCCTCCAGCTCCACCTGGTAATAGCTCGAGCCGATAAGGGCAGCATCAATCCTGATCTGAACTGACTCAACTTTCCCGGTGTGAGCTATTCGGCCATGACTGATTGTAACCATGTCGTTGGGCCTGATATCTACATCAGCATCAATCTTGAACCGCTTGAGCTTCTTTCTGCTTTTAGTGCCATCGCTGGCGGTGCTCTTAGCTATACGATCCTGGAGCACTTCTATCTTCTTTCGGTACTCGGTCGTGGTTCCTGCTGGCTCCACGGCTAGCCCGGCCTTGATCTCGGCCTTGCTTCTGCGGCCTCCAGCTGCTGGCCTTGTGATCGTTGTCAGTTTTCCATTGCTCGTGTATAGCATTTGATTAGAGAATTGTTCTTGTGGTTCCCAGGCTCGCTTTGATCTTGGCCGATACTGGCAGTGTGCTCTGTGATAGATAGAAGCGGGCCTTGGGGCTGATCAGCGCCGGAGCTCTTTCTCTGCTCGAGCCGTCTGCGCTTCTGACCTGCTCAAGATTATCAGTGATTGCATAATCTTCCGGCAGCTTCTGGCGCCAGAGTGATTGCGCTACAACTGCTCTTATCAAGGCGCTGGCGTCCTGGTCACTGAGATCATCTATATCTAGTTTCAGATTAGTAGTCGGATCCCAAGTTCCTGAAATCTCGTTATCAATATCTAGCGATGCTGTTTGTAGATTTGCGGCTGTCAGCTCTACGCTGTCCGGCTCGATTACTGCGGCCAGCTCGTTGGCTGCCTCTAGGTCTGATACATAAGTGCCGATGGTCATTCTTCTAGAATAGAGGCGGCCGGGCTATTCCGCCTATATTTAGCGCATAGAAAAAGCCGCCCGGCTCTGATGTCCTGGGCGGCTTTTTGGTGCGGGTTTGTTCAGGCCCGCTAGGCCTTGCGGCCGTAAAACTTATTGGCGGCAGTCTCTGCCGGGTTGGTGCTGTTGTTATCAATCCAGAAGCTGGCGCGCTTTTCGGTCACGAGTATGGTATTCCATGCCCGGCGGCATCCTTCTACTTTCTTCTCTTTTTCTAGGTCTCCGGTCACCTGCTTTCTGGAATCAGCTAGCTGCTTCTTGATCTGCTTGTCTTGCCTAAACCTTATGCTAGCGGCCCACCTGCTTTGCTTATCTGATCCCTGAAGCTTGGCCCATTCTGGTACTTTTGGATCTGAGTATTTTGGGCCGCCGTTGATGCTTAGATTCAGCGGCTTATCGAATTTGCGGTCAATCCAAAAATATGCATTAGCTTCCTGCCTGGTCTCGCTCCAATTCCTTTCAAATTCTCCGCGCTCAATTCGCCAATAAGCGGCTAGCTCCTCGTGCTTCTTGGCGCCGCTGAGTCCTTCCTTATTGCTCTGCTCAAATTTTTCTAGCTCGCTGTCAATCATAAAGTCAAAGCGCTTTATCTGGTGATTGGCTTCTGCCTCTTTCTTTTCTCTGATTACCTTGGCGGCTCTGACCTCACTGGCTGGCCCGTTTAAGTATGGTAGTCCTTCGGTTGTAGTGTCCATGCTATAAATATAGCGAATTAATATAACGCGCACGCTTTTATATTATGGCACAAAAAAGCCCCCGGTTTTTAGGCCGGGGGCTGATTGTTAGTTCTTGTTGCCTATTTTATTAGGCGACGGTTCTGGTGATGACAGCGAAGCGATACTCGTGCTGTGCGGCGACCTGTCCGAACTGTGCGGCAGTAAAGACGCGGCCGTCATTCTGGCCGGGCGAGAATAGGACGGTTCCATCGGTATCAGCCAAGACGGTTGTCTTGTCGATCTCGGTGCGAATTCCGCTCTCGAACTTGGCCCGAATGTTGCTCGGTCCGAAGTCTCCGACGATGCCGACGATGTATTCACCGGCATCTTCAGTAGCGTTGGCCGGGTCAATCATGGCCAAGGTGCTCTCGGTTGCGGCGGTCAGGCCGGCCAGAGTAGTCACGGGCTGGGAGCTTGCACTCTCAGTGGCCTGATTATCAACATACAGCTGCGCATCCTCAGGAACCAGTACACCATTGACATCGGCTCCGGTGGTCGTCTTGACCTTGAATTTAGCGGCTGCGATTGCACGGCCTAGCGGGTTGCTCTCAGATGAATAATCATCAAGATCAACGACTGGCAGCGTAAGGTTGCCAAGGTCCAGATCACAGTGAGTAATGGTGGAAACATCTCCGCCAGTTGCATTCTGTCCGGCGTATAACCCGGTGATTGCAGCGGCCCATTCCCTGTTGAACGCCTTGCGAAGCTCTTCATTCAGGAGCGAGGAGATGCGACCTTCCTCGATCTCGCTGAGGAAATACTCATACTGCTCGGAAGACCATACGACCTGCGTGCTGGCCTGGCCCAGAACAATGTTCCGGGTGCTGGTAGCGATGGAGCTAGAAGCATGCTTGCCCAGCTCGGTCTTGGTTCCGATGGTGTAAGCGGGGTTAATAACATGCAGCTTCTCAGTCTTAGGGGCTGGGAAGTTGATAGCCATTTCAACGCCGAGTGCGCGGGCAAGCGAAAGCGCACCAGATTCTCCGATCCAGTTGGTGGTAATCGGGTCATTGATAGGGACATTAATTTTCAGGGATCCGCCTTCGGCGGTCACAAGAGTGTTAAAAGAGTCTAGGGACATATTCATAGAATGCTCCCTTTTGCCAATTCTTGCCGGGTTTTATCTTTACACAAAACAGCGGCGCCTTGATAGCGCCGCTGCTGATGTCCCCTATATGTCTTCTAGGTGTTTCTTACTACTGAGATGCTAGCGCCCGCTTGATTGCTTTGGCTATGTCTTCCTCTGTTGCATCAGAAGATACCTTGGCTTCATCTCCCTTAGAGCTGTCGCTCTTGGGTCCGATCTGAGGGGCTGGCCGCTTAGGCTCTCCCTCTTCCCTTATAAGATAGCTGCGCTCTTCTGCCAGCTTGGCAACGGCTTCATCAATATCGCCCACTGTGCTTTCTACAAAATGCACGGCATCTTCTGGATTTAAAAAGCCAGCCTTCTCTGCAGCCCTATAGGCATTATGCTCAAAGGTCACGCGGGTGGCTTCTGCTCGAGCTGCTTCGGCTTCGGCTACTGCCTTGGTTGCGGCTTCCTGAGCTGCCTCCTCTTTGGATAGCTGTTCTAGGCGTCTCTCTTCGTCCTTAGCTTCAAAGGCGGCTAGCTTGTCCTTGAGTTCCTTGGCCTCTTCCTTCTGCTTTAGAAGGGCAGCCAGGGGTACAGTGGTATCGCTCTGGTTATCGTTGTTGTCTGTCGGCTCGCTTTTAGGCTGTCCGTCGGTGGCCTCGGGGTTATTCCCCTCATCTGTTACTTCGTCTTTGTTTTTGTCTGTCATGATTATCTCTCGCCTTTTAACCGGGGTGAGCCGGGGGCCGCTAATCAGTGCCCATATATCGCTTGTTGTTCTGGTGCGACTTCCAGTACTTCTATATTGAAGGCTTGCCGCCTATCTGGGTGCTTTTTCGCCTATAGGTATTTCAGCGAAGCCCTGACATCAGTAGCAAATAGCTGGGCTTCATTGATTACCGTCGTAGCCTTTGAAGCTACTACGGCTGCTAGATCAAGATTAGCGGCGGCCGCTTGCTTGATTGCTTGCCTGATACTTAGATTGTGATCATGCATCTGGCTGATCTCCGGCGGTTTCATTCAATACCGGCGGGTTATTCAGGTCGGCAAGAAACTGATCAGCTGTTGGGATTGAGCTATCTTCTCCTTCATCTGCCTTGTCTAGCTGGATCTTCGTGACCTCGTCAAGCACCTGCTGGTCTGTCCAGTCGGGGTGCAGCTCGGCTACCGTAGTCTCAAGGCTGGCGGCCTTCTTCTCATAGCGATTGATAGCCCTCTCGGTGATTTCTGATATATCATCGGGCACGCCTTCCTTTACATTGACTGAGATAGCAAAGCTTTGTACATCTTGGAATTCAGGAGCTAGGCCGTTCTCTATATCGAACTCAACAGCGATATTCATGATCTCATTCAGGGCACTCTCCCAGCTGCGGGCCTTCGTTCCTACTAATGCCATGGTGTTAGCCATCTGCAGGCGCCTGGCTACTCCGCTCTCTGGATAGGCTCCATTTACTGCCCGGCCTACTGAGGGCGGCGAGATGCCGGCCTGCTCTAGGGTCATATTGATCAGGGCGTCTAGATGGTCTTGGAATTCGGCTAGCCCTGGCTTTGGCCATTCAATATTTAAGATGGGCTTCTTATCATCGCCATACTGCGTAGCAATGGGCACCACGGTCGGCCCGGTTGGCGTGTCTAGATAGTGCTTGGTGGTCGTTGTGCCATCTGACTGCACTTCTGTGCTGCTCTCAATAAGATCTTCAGAGGCATAGATCAGCGGCTTGGCTCGTCTCGCTCTATCCTGCAGCGCGCTGGCCGTTTCGTTGATTGCTGTTAGCAGGTCACTTATCTGAGAAAGATCAGAAACTCCGAACGGGCCTTCTGCTGCCGGGTAGCCTGGGACATAGACGGCCATTAGATGATTGATGCCGGTCTCTACTACTTCTTCTAGCCCATCAGTCTCAGCCAGCTCGCTGAGTTCTACCTGAACGCCTAGGCTATTGCTGTTGCCTCTATATAAGATGTTTGAGATACTGCCGGGCTTCCTGATTTCTATCAGTGTGTAATATGTGCCCGTTCCGTCCTTTACAAATTGGCCCATTGATGTTCTTGAGAACTCTCCTTCTGCCTTGGTCTTGTCATAGCGTCTAAAGATTGCGATCTGTTCTAGCTCGTCGTCAGCGTTGAATGATGGCACTACACGGTTTTCTTTGACTGGGCGAATAGAGCAGCCATAGCGCTCGGCCTTGCTGCTGCCGGTGTCAATATTCACGGTAAGATATACGCCGCCGGTGGTGCTTTGCCATTGGCCTGCCTTGATTAGGCGCCTATTGATGTCATAGCCGGCTACTTTTTCCTTCATCCAGTTCTGGATCTCAGGATCTGCGGCGGTTATTACTGGTGATGTAGAGAATAGAAAAGAGGCATAGGCCTGAACGATTTTCTGCGCTACTGGTACGGCCATAAAGTGCCGGGCTTCAGATCCTATCTGCCGGCTAGCTACTGCTGCCTGCTCTGCCCAATCTCTGCTGGCTACCATTGAGTCATAGCTTTCTGACTCTTCCCATCGCTCTGCGATTTCCTGGCTGATCTTCGCTATTGGTTTGTCGTCCTTTATCCCTCTGTTGATTGTCTTGGCGTCTAGCATGCTTCTCCTATTATGAACGCGGCCGCCAGCCTGTGCATGCATTTAGCCTAGCGCCCATATAGAAGCCCTGAGAGCCGTTCTAAGCCTGCTTCGCTCCTTTTAGGTATTAGCGCATTAGCGCATGTTCTTGGCCCACTTATGCCGCTCCATTGTTATAGAGGCAATAAGGCCATCAAGCTCATGCTGCTCGTCTTCCTTTTTTAATCCGCCGCTGTTTCCTGTCTGTGCCGCCCTGAGCTGCTCAACAAGAGAAGCCCGGCTTGGGTCAATTGCTAGATAGCCCATCATCTTGGTGTGGTCTATTGCTCCTTCTCCGTCTTCTCCTCTTAGCTCCTCGAGCTGCTTGTGCGTTCGCTCCAGCATCAGCCTTATATAGTCAAGGTTGGCGCGCTTGTTCTTTGAGAAACTTACTGAATAGGGCTTGATCATCTTTGAGTACTTGCGCTCAAAGCTGTGATTAGCCTGTGCTCCAGAGCCTCCCGGGTCATAGAATTCAAAGCCGAACTGGTCACTATGCTTCTTAGCCTTATTCATTATCTTCTCAGAGCATGCTTCTGCGCTTTCCTGGTTTATCGTTCCGCCGTCAATAATCTGATAGCCGAAGCGCATTAGCTCCCGGCTGACCACATAGCCGGTTCCTGAGTCTCCCCAGTCTATGCCGACATTGACCCGGCCGCCCTTCTTTACCTGATCCCTTAGTA